TTTATAAGAAAAAATAAGAGATGTAAAGAAGTATTGACTTTGTATGGGATAAGTCTTATACTTATAGCATCTTAAATTATATGGGGAATACTATGAGTAAATATACTAAAGAAGATTTGGAAATTATTAAGAAGTTCCAAAAAGTAATCGCAAAGCATGGTTGGAAACCTATGAAGACTAATAATGTAGGTGGTGCTTGGTTTGGTGGCAGAAGTCATTCGGCTTTAGCTGATTATATTCCTAAAGGGAAAAATTTAGAAGACATTGATTTCTTAGTTATGGGGTGGAGCGATGAGTAAAACATTTATTATCAGGTTTCATCATCTGGCCTATGATGATTACAAAGTTACCGTTGACAGCAAGGAACAAGCAATAGAAATGATTAAGTCGGGGGAACATGGATACTATCACCATGAGACTGATTTTCTTTATAATAATGAAAGTTGGTTTGGTGGAATATATCAAGTTTTAGATGATGGTTATTGGAGTGATGAACTCACCACACCAAAAGAAAAAAAAGCTATTAAAAAATTATATCCGGTTATTAAGGAGGACAGCGATGAGTAAAGTTCAAGAAACTAAAAGTGTCGATGGCGGTAATAAATTGTACAAAATAAAAGTGCAAGGTTGGAACACAGCTTTTGTAAAAGTAGAAGCTGATAATGAAGAAGAAGCTAAAGAACTGGCAGAAATGGAAGCAAGCTTCGACAGCGTAGAAAGTTGTCAGGTTTTGTACTACTGCAATAAGGAGGATCACAGTGAAAATAATTAATGGCTATAAAGTCAAAAGTAAAAAGTATAAAGTTTTGGTTCAACAAAACTGGTTATGTGAACATGAGGTCATTGCCACAAATAAAAAAGACATAACCACACGATTCNTAAGAGACAACAATAAAAAAATTAACAAGGATTCGCTTGTTAAAGAACGTGTTGTTAGAATTACAAAAATTAACTGGGAGGANCATAATGAAAGCGCTTAGAGACTTTTGTAACTGGCACCGGCTACCATATCCCACGACACAGGATCAGGCTGATAAAGTATTCTCAGAACTTGATTTCTATCTGGCCGATGAAAATCTTATGGAAGATGGTGAGCTATCCGTAGAAGAAGGTAGAGAGAAGTATAACTATTATTCACGGGTCGCGGAACAGGCTTTAAGTAAATTTAAATTACGTCCTATCAAAGATCATTATCGTGGGACGTTTGAAAATTTTGATATTGAAAAACAGAAAGTGAGAAAGTGGTAATGAGTAAATTATTTAAAGTGACAGCAACTATGGATGTCGGTTATCAATTGTTCATCAGGGCTGAGAATAAAGAAGAAGCTATGGAACAGGCAGAAAACGTGGACAGCAATCATTGGCAAAAGGCTGACGATGGCCATGATTGGACCATGGAACAGGCGTGGGAGGTCGCGGAAGACGAATACGGTGCTGAAAAAGTTTATGAAGACCCAGAAGAACAATTGGGTAAACAAATTTACTCTGGTGCTTTTATGAATAAAAAAGTTGACACCGAAAAATAAAAAATGCTATAATATATCAAGATTCTTTTCTCTGTGTTAACAACACAACAAAAACCCTCGCTACTGGCGGGGGTTTTTTGTTACATAAGTATACAGTATACACTATGTTCTAAAATTAAAAAAAANNTTTTTATTTTTCAGGAAATGGCGTATACTTATGTAACATTTTAGTTATCTCATTGTATTTAAATNATTAATCAGGAAAAATTTGTTACATATTTGTTTTTCAATGGTGTAAACGTGTAACACTTCTTGACATGGTTTTTCTTTTATGAAAGTAATACAAACATAGGCACAGTAACAATCATAGAAGTTGAGATTATAAAAATATGGCTAGACCAAGAAAGAACGAAAATACACAATTAACGCGAAAACAAGAGCGTTTTGTTAAAGAATTTGTAACAAATGATGGTTTTTTGACTAAAAGAGAGTGTGCAATTAAAGCCGGATACTCAAAAGGTAGTGCCCATGTTAAAGCTTACGAACTTACAAACCCAGATTTAAATCCTCATGTTGTTGCTTTTATGAATAAATATAAAGCAGAGATAGATGAAAAGTATGGTGTTTCTTATGGAAGACATATAAGAGACTTACAAAGGATTCGTGACCAAGCTTTAGAAGCCGGAGCTTATTCGGCCGCCGTTCAGGCAGAGAAAGCACGAGGATTGGCGCAAGGAAACATTTATGTGAACAAATCGGAAATTAGACATGGTTCTATTGATTCGATGAGTAGAGAAGAAGTCGAAAAAGAATTAGAAAAAATAAGAGATACTTATGGAACTTCCATTATCAATGTTACCCCAAAAGAAGAAAAACCAAGACAGCTCTCCAAAAAACCTAGAAAGTCAATTCTTTCAAACGTTAAAATCAAATCTGAAAAATCTAAAAAGAAAGTTACACTTAACTAGGGTAGAGACTTGGGTATCTCCAGGTGTACCAGACTTACTTATCTGCGATGAAAAAGGATTATTTCATTTCTTAGAATTAAAAGTCACAGGCTCTAATGCTGTCCGGCTGTCCGCCCATCAAATATCTTGGCTAACTTTACATAAAAAATCCAGTTCTTGGGTTTTAATACGACAACAAAAACCACGCAATAAAATATCTTCTGTTTATCTGTACCACGCTGAAGATGTCTTAAATTTAAGCAAGCAAGGTTTAAAGAGTAAACCAAGGTTACACTTTGAATACAAAGTTGATTGGGTAAAACTTTTTGACTTGATATGTCCCATATAATCTGATACCATATTAGAACACTTGTTAATTAAAAAGGAGACTTATGTTTTTATTAGAAAAACTTTTTTATCTATTCTTCTATGGATCAACTGATCCACAAGGGGATTTAAAACGCAGACAAATTGAAAGAATGAAAAACAGGAGAAAATAATGTTAGTCACAGAGAAAGAATCAGTATTTTTAAAAACATTACCAATGTGGGCTATGGGCTTTGCACAAATCAGGCTCTCAAAAACTATGTTGGATAAATCAATAATAGACGCAAACAAATCAGTCAGGGATTTGGCGTTAAACTTTGGCATTGATTTTGATAAAATGAAAAACGGCGATAAGTATGAAGTGCTTGCACGTTTTTCTGTCAAAGATTTGGCTCCAAATCAACCTTCCATAGTCCGGTTTTACAAAACCATTAATCGTGGTGATAGGCGTGTTTCTATAAAGAATATAAAAAAATTTGCTGAAATTGGTGATTTAATAGCTTTATCAGCTTGCCTTCCAAAAGATGAAAATAAAGACATCATTATAATTAATGTAACTAGGAGAGCTGATAATGAGTAAAAAAGAAATATTTTATAGATATGGTTTCTCAGATTTACTTTTGGAAAAACAACAGCATCAAGATAACTCTAAGTTTGCAACTATTACTTTTAGTAATGGAAAAAAACATGATGTAGAAATGTATCTTGTAGAATGCGAAGATGAAGATGGTTACTTATGTGAATGTGAAGATGAGTAATTTGAAATATTATATAGTTATTAAAAGCCGTCCAGATTGACGGCTTTTTTTATTTGTGATATCATATGCGATAAATCTTATAGGAGAAAAGAATGCTAATTAAAAAATCTAAAATGTCAGGAAAATTATTAGGATTGGACGCTATCAATTCAAATACTTTATCTAATGAATTTTGCAAGAAAGAACATAAATCACCTGTTCAAAATAAAATATGTAAAGAATGTTATTCTGTAGAAATGTTAGAAACTTTTAGAACTAACTGCGTTGAAAACTTTGAAAATAACAGCGTAGCCTTATCAACTATGATACATGAGGATTTTAGTTATTTACGTTTTAGAAATAATATTGCCAGACTGCATGGACATGGTGAGCTGATTAACAAAACTCACCTTCATAACTTTGTATCTATGGTAAAACATTTTCCACATATTACCTTCGCTTTATGGTCTAAGCGCACAGATATTATTCGCAAGTATTTTAAAACAAATGAAATACCTGATAATCTAATTCTGGTTTATTCTAATCCAATTATTGATAAAGTTATGTTTAAACCGCCCAGACCTTTTCATAAAGTTTTTAACAATGTATCAGCTAGTTATAATAAGTATGTTAATTGCACTGGACAAAAATGCAATGAGTGTAGGCTATGCTATAGATTCGATACAGAAAACGTAATTATAGAACATAAAAAACAATATGGAAAAAAACACTAATTCCACAAATAGAAATTTCTATATTGATATTACTCGCATAATATCTTATAATAGGACATCATTAATTTTAATATGGAGAAAAGAATGACACATACTATTGAAAATTCTAACGGTCAATTATTAGACCTAATGCAAAAAGTAAAAGATCAGGCGGAGCGCAGTAAAGATTTTATAGCGCCAACCAATGCTTTACAAATACAAACTTTAAACAAAGACGGTAGTCCCGCGGACGATAGTGATCAGTCTAAATTTAGTCGTATCGTTGTAGAACGTGAGGATGGCGAGCCCACCTATATGTACAATGCTAATGATGTAGCATTGTCACAAATAGGACAAAGAGCCGGCATTGACTCCAGAACTATGCAACGCTTGCAACAGGGATACCCAACCCAGTTTGATAGTGTTATAAATGCTATTTGGCAAAAAGAGCCAAAAAATACTATGATCCGAACCTTTATGGATTCTGACACGCATGGAATTGCTAGAGCTGTATTATCAGATAAGTTTAAAACTTTTGATAATACAAACTTACTTAACTCAGCTATTCCACAGTTGATGGAATCCGAAGCGCAATGGAAAGTAGTTAATGCGGACGTCACTGACAAAAGATTATACTTGCGATTAAAATCGGAAGTTATAACCGGTGAAGGCGCTAACAGGGGTGATTTAATGGCTTCTGGAATTGGTTTATCAAATAGTGAAGTAGGCGCGGGAAGCGTGCAAGTTTACCAAATGTACTGGACGTTAGCTTGTCTTAATGGAATGCAAACTGAAAACCGCCACAGACAGTCTCACATCACTAGCTCACAGGCGGACGGTGAGACATGGAAAATGCTAAGTAGTGAAGCAAAAGACGCTGATAATAAAGCGTTAGAATTAAAAGTCAGGGACTTAGTAGCCGGTTATACTTCCAGAGAATCTTTTGATGAAGTTATTGATAAAATGAAAACAGCCGGTCAAGACGTTATCGAAGGCAGTGTAAATAATGCAGTTGATAGCCTTGGAAAAGTTATTAACCTGACTAAAAAAGAAACAGCTTCAGTGCTGGACGGATTAATGGCAACGATAGGACAAGAAGGATACGCCGGAAACCCAGTAAGTAGGGCAACCATGATTAATGCAGTCACTAACGTAGCCAACCGCGTTGACGCTGATGAAATGGACGACTGGCAAAGGCGGGGCGGTCAAATACTTAATATGAATAAGACGGATTGGAACCGCGTGGCTGTAGCCGTTTAAACAGCCAAACAACCTAATATTAAAGGCGGGCTTTACTCCCGCCTTTTTTTATGCGATAACTCTTATATATTTTAACTTTTATATGGAGAAAATCACATGGAAAAGAATCAACCATTAGTCGGAAGACTTGTAGACCCAGAAACACTAGCTACTGAAAACCCGCCTGTTGATGAATTTATGAAACAGCAATCAGAACTACTAGACATGATAGCCGGCGGGCTTGCCGGATTATCCGCTTTATCAGCTGAGAGAAACTTTCCAACTGAAAAGATAAATGCAATAGTAGAAGCGGAAGTTAAAAAACAATTTGATCAAAAAGATTATATTGAAGCTGATGAACTTCCTTCAGCGCTTGAAAATAGTGATGTAGTTTTTAAAGATACTTTTGATGATCAATTGACAGATCACGATGTTTTAACCGGTGATTCAGATATTGATCTAATTGTTGACAAAGTTATTGACCAGATAGAAATAACTAGGAAATAACAATGAAAAACAATATCCACAAAGGACATTACTATCATAATGACTGCGGTCATACTAACGATGAATATAAATTTTCAATTCTTATTAAAATGAAAAGCGGAAATAAATTACCTTTTGATGTATATCTTTTAAATGGTGAAAACTCTTTTAATAAGACTCAACAAATGTGCTTGAGAATGGGAAATAGCGGAAATTATATTAGTACTAATTTACATGATGTAGTCCGCGGATATCTAATTGATAAAACCAGTGACTGGGATTATTAAATACAAACACCGCGTTTAAACCGCGTTTAAAGCCCGCTGATTGACTAGCGGGCTTTTTTATTGCATATTATCTCATATAACAATAACAGGAGAAAAGAATGCCATTAAATTGGGATATAGCGGAAACAACCGCTTACAAAAATAAAGATAAATATGATAACTTTGATTTTATATTGGACGCCGTAGTCTTTTCAACTATGGCTGTTGATATAGGTCAGATAAAAAATGAGGACCTTGCGCACCAGTTCGTTGATAGAATTGTTTTAATTGAATCAAATTTTGGGTGGCTGTACAGGCGCAACCGCACATCATTATTAGCTGATAGAAAATTACTAAAAGATTTTATTGGTCTAAGAACTAACGTAGTCACATTGCCATTCAATAAATGGTATAAAACAAAAATTCTAGATAGGCGGGCTGATTATGCAATTAATGGGAGCTTCAAAAATGCCAGTTAAATTATCAAATCTAATTAAAAGCGGAAGCGATCTTAAAATTACACGCAAACAGGCGGAAGCTTTAAAACATTTATATTTTTGGCACGATATAAAAAACCGGCTTGGATTAAGCTATTTACAATTCAGGCGCACGTTAAAGCCAGTTCTGGGTTGTGATGACTTAGTAATGATTAATTGCGGAAGTATTTGGATAGGAATAACACCAGAAGGACACCGCCACAGCTGACAGGCAAACACCCCTTAACAAGCCCGCGAATTGACACCGCGGGCTTTTTTATTGCATAATGTCTTATATGTTAATCAACACGGAGAAAAGAAAATGTCTAGACAATATCCAATTTGGAATATTATCACCGCTTGTATTTATAAAAGCGGGAAATCATACGGAGTAAAAAACACCGGCGAAGTAGAAATTAAAGTCGGCACCAGTTCAAAAAATTCTCACACCTTTTTAAAACACCGCGTCACTCACCGAGAGGATGAACAAGGAAATAAAAGTTTTTATTTTTTTATCAATGATATTTGCATTGCAAAAGGGTTTTTAAATAAAGGCACCCACGAA